TAAACCTTCTGAAGTAATAGAGGTAATAACTCTCCAAGAAAAGCCTGTCAGAAAAGGAAAGGTTGCTTTTGATTCTCCAGAGCTAAAAGAGCTGAATGTTAAGAAAGGAGATGTCGTAGGGTTTGCTAAGGATATGGACTATCGAATAATGATAGACGGTAAGGAGTATTATAGAGTAAGATCTGAAGATTTATTGTATGTCGAGTCCTAAGTTTACTACCATAGGCGCTGCTAAAAGATTGATGAATAGCATGGAGACTGCTATCGACAATATGATAGAGGAAATAAAAAAGCCTGTAGATCCAGAAGCCGGTGGCTCTTCACGAAAGGCAGAGCTCCAATCTATCAAACAGACAGCTATAGACTGCAAAGAGCTTCTAGTAGAAAGACAAAAGCTAGAGCAGATGGTAAAGGAGCTCACAGAGAATGGATCTATCGAAGAAGATAGAGACTTTAGCGGAGGAATAGCTGAGAGGTTCAGCAAATAAAAACATCCTGAATAATGTTAATTGACGTAGAAGGTTATGACGATAAAGCTATTGTACTGGATCCTAGAGGCACGAAGGGTGAAATTAAGGAGTTCCACGGGCTACTTATTTGTCTTCCAAAGAAGCCGCCCAAGAAAGAAATCCTCTTCTCAGGAAAGTCTAGGAGTATGCAGATGTGGGGAAGGATTAACGTGCCGGAAGAACTGTCATCAATTAGAAGTATGGACGAGTGGTATGAAAAACCTTCTGAGTTTCGGAAAAAGTTTCTTCCATATATCGAAAAAGAATTTGACCGCCGGCGCAACGGTGTTTGGTTTTACAATGATGGGGAGCCTACGTATATTACTGGCCGGCACTACATGCTACTCCAATGGACAAGACTTGACATTGGAAACCCGTATTACTTCGAGTTCCAGAGAGACATTTTTATTCACATGGCTGCGTGCGAGATTGACCCACGCTGCATCGGTCAGCTTTATACTAAGTGTAGGCGTTCTGGTTACACTAATATCTGTTCTTCGGTTCTTGTGGATGAGGCTACTCAAGTTAAAGAGAAGCTTCTAGGTATTCAGTCAAAGACTGGTAAGGACGCACAGGAGAACATATTCATGAAGAAGACAGTAGCTATGTTCAGGAGCTACCCTTTCTTTTTCAAACCTATTCAGGATGGTACTACTAATCCAAGAATGGAGCTGGCTTTCCGAGAGCCTTCAAAGCGTATAACAAAAAACTACAAGACCTCAACTAAAGGAGATGCACTTAACACGGTCATCAACTGGAAGAATACTACTAACAATGCCTATGATGGTGAGAAGCTGCACATGCTGTATCTGGATGAGGCCGGTAAGTGGGAGAAGCCTTCAGACATACGTGAGGCTTGGAGAATACAAAGAACCTGTCTTATTGTAGGTAGGAAGATCATAGGTAAGGCTCTTGTAGGTAGCACCGTAAACCCAATGGATAAAGGCGGGGAAGAGTTCCGTGAATTATGGGACGACTCTGATCCTCTCGAAAGAAATGCTAATGGCAGGACGAAGAGTGGATTGTATAGAATATTTATTCCGGCTTATGATGCCCTTGAAGGATTCTTTGATATATATGGTAGATGCGTAGCTGAAGATCCAGAAGAACCACTAGAAGGTATTGACGGTGTACCAATTGATATTGGATCAAAGACTTATTTGCGAAATGAGCGTAATGCCCTCAAGCATAACCCTAAAGAAATGAATGAGATTATCCGTCAGTTCTCTTGGAGTATTGATGAGGCGTTCAGGGATAGTATTGAAGGGAGTGTGTTTAATGTAGGAAAGATATACCAGCAGATAGACCATAACAATGAACTATACCCCAACCCTGTAGTTCAAGGTAATTTTGTATGGAAAGAAAAAAACAAAGAAGTTGTATTCTCCCCAGACCCTAATGGCAGGTTCAGGGTTTCATGGCATCCTAATCCAGAGAATAGAAACAGATTCCAAGAAGATAGATCTGGGAAGAAATCTCCGGCAAATGCTCACATTGGATGCGGTGGAGTTGATAGCTATGACTTAGATCAAACAGTAGACGGCAGAGGATCTAAGGGGGCAATGCATCTATACAACAAGTTTAATATGAGCGCCCCTTCTAATATGTTTGTACTAGAGTATGCATCTAGACCAGACTTAGCAGCTATCTTTTATGAGGATGTTTTGATGGCAGCTTTTTACTACGGCTATCCATTATTGATAGAGAATAACAAGTACGGTATTGCTAGATATTTTGAACAGCGTGGATACGATAACTATCTGATGGACAGGCCAAAACACCTCTCTAGTTCAAGTTCTGCTGTAAAGGTAAAAACGAAAGGAGTCCCATCAAACTCTGTCGATATGATACAGTCACACGCGCAAGCTATTGAGCATTACATTCACAACTATGTCGGCGTTAGAGTAGACACTGATGATATTGGCAACATGTATTTCAACAGAACTTTAGAAGATTGGATTAAGTATAAGATTGACAAGAGAACAAAGTATGACCTTACTATATCTTCTGGTTTAGCTCTTCTTGCAGCTCAAAAAGTAAAGGAGAAAAAAGCAGAATCTAACTTTGAAGAAAAGAAGTTTTTTAGGAAGTATACCCCTAAATCATTCCACTCATAGATTTTCTATATTTGCAAGGATATGTACGGAAGCCAGAATAAATCAAAAATGGGTTTTCCCGACCCGCTAGAAAACAGGGAGGTAAAAGAGAGTAAGGCTTACGGTGTTAAATACGCAAAAGCTATTCTTGATCAATGGGGCGACATGGATAAAGCCAATTCACTCGTCCGTAAAAGACATAGCGTTTTCAGTAGAAACAGAAGGTATGCGAATGGAACGCAAGACACTTCTATTTATAGACAGCTACTAACTTCTTTAGATCCATCAAATGGCGATGGAAGCTTTCTAAACCTAGACTTTACTCCTGTACCTATACTCCCGAAGTTTGTTAGAATCGTAGTAAACAAAATTCTTTCAAAGAAACCATACCCCAACTTAGAGGCTGTTGATCCTTTGTCTTCTTCAGAGAAAGACATGGAGCGTAGAAAGATAGAGATGCAAGTAAACGCTAAGTCTTCTATGAAGCAGATCTCACAGAAGCTGGGGACAGATGAAGCAAAGGTTGATCAGATTCCGGATACTTTAGAAGAGGCAGAGATATTTATAGGCAATAACATAAAGTCTTCCTCAGAGATTGCGGCTCAGATTGCCACCAACATGACTCTTGAGTGGAACGATTTTTCTGACACTACTTACAGAAGATGTGTAAAAGATCTTGCTGAGATCGGAATGTCTTGTGTCAAAAGATCTAATGATCCTAATTACGGGATTATGGAGGAGTATGTTGATCCGGCAACTTTCATACATAGCTATACTGAAGACCCTAACTTCAACGATCTTGTTTATGCAGGTCATGTTAAGCGCATGACAATATCTGAACTCAGAAGGCTCTCAGCTGGACAGCTTACTGAGGAGGAAATAAAAATGATCGCCCAGAAAGCACAGAAGAAATACGGGTATTCATCAGGAAGGCTGAATGAGTCTTCTTATGATGAGCACTTGAAAAGACATAAGTTTGGTTATGATGAGTTTATGGTTGATGTCTTAGACTTTGAGTTTAAGTCTGTTGACTGTATGACTTTCGAGTCCAAAGAAAGTAGACATGGTAATGTAGGTTTTTACTTAAAGCCAGAAAATTACAAAGAGCCAGAAAACTCAGTTTACAAAAGAGAAGTGAGGAAGATGGAGAACGAAACTATCTATGGCGGCTATTACGTTGTAGGTTGTGGAGCTCTATTTAATTACGGAATAAAGACAAACATACCAAAGAACATTCATGATTTAAGTAAGGCTAATATGTCTTACTCTGTTGTTGCTACAAACTTCATGGACATGATTCCTAAGTCAATGGTAGATGGCTGCATTGGATTTGCAGATCAGCTTCAGCTCACGCATCTTAAGATACAGCAAGCTGTAGCTAAAGCTAAGCCTGATGGTATCATCATTGACATTGAAGGACTGGAGAATGTACAGTTAGGTAAAGGCGGTGAGCTTCAGCCACTTGACTTACATGACATATATGAGCAGACGGGTGTATTCTACTACCGGTCTAAGAATCCAGAAGGAGGATTCCAGAACCCACCAATTAGAGAAATAGGCAATTCGATAAGAAACATAAATGAGTTTATTGGATTGTATAACCATTACTTACGCCTCATTAGGGACACGACCGGAATTAATGAAGCTATGGATGCTTCTACTCCAAAAGGTGATGCTCTTGTGGGAGTGCAGCAAATGGCTGTTACCGCCGGCAACAATGCTATTTACGACATTACTAACGCATCTATGATGTTGTTTAAGAAAGTCTGTGCTGACATTGTTAAGTGTGTTCAGATAATCCCTAAAGATTCTGTTCTATACAATATGTATGCTAATGCTATTGGTAAAGAGAACATATCTCTAATATCCACTTTCAACAATATGCCGATGTATAACTTCGGTGTGACTGTCCAGAAAGAAATGGAGGAGATTGAGAAACAATACCTTGAGCAGAACATTCAAATCTCATTATCGCAAAAAGAGATTGATATTGAGGATGCTATTGCAATTCGCCAGCTAAAAGATATTAATCAAGCTGAAAGACTTCTTGTTGTTAGAAGAAAGAAAAGGATAGCACAGATGCAGCAGACGGCTCAGCAGAACTCTCAGATGCAGGCACAACTTCAAGCTCAAGCAGCTCAGCAAGCTTCTCAAGGAAGAATGCAAGAGATGCAGATGGAGGCTCAATCAGAAGCGCAGATGTTACAGTTAAAGAGTCAGCTTGAAGCACAGATGGAGCAAATGAAGCATCAGCATAGAATAGAAGTTGAAACACTCAGAGCTCAAGCAACGCTAGGATTTAAGACAGACGATCAAGAGTTTAAAGAAAAGTTAGAAGTTCTAAAGGAAGATCGTAAGGATGAGCGTGTAGAGAAGCAAGCAGTTAAGCAGTCTCAGCTTATCTCTCAGAGACAAGGTGTTAGAGACGAGCTCACTGAAACTCTCACTAAGGCTGGAGCTGAGCCAGCAGAAGCTAAGGATCAAGTTGATCAGATCATTGACCAAATAATAAACGAATAATGGCATCAGTAAATTTAGACACAGCGTCAAGATTAAATATTACTTGTAGGAGGGGAGATACCTTCACTCTTGAGGTTGACTTTGGGGAGGCTGTTAATACAACCGGATGGACTTTCAGAGTTAAAGATCGTCAACAAGTTATGTCTGATAAAGTACTATCAGAAAAAGCAGATGCTTCAACTATTGTTCTTGATGACGGAGATATAACTATCGGAGAAGGTTCAGCAACAGGTACTGCTATTGCTAACTCTAAAGCTACGATAACCATTCCAGCAGAAACAATGAATGGCATTGTAGCAGGAACATATTCATACGATTTCCAGAATGCTTTAAATGGAGTCGTTAAGACTTACATCTTTGGATCATTTAAAGTAAACTCTGACGTATAATGGCTATAACTGTAACAGTAAACTCCGGCTCTCCTGTTACTACATCTGTAGACTCTGTGTCTACAATAAGCGTAACCCCGCCTACAACTACTACTGTAAGTGTTAGCGTTGTTGGTGCTACAGGGCCAACTGGAGCTACTGGTGCTACGGGGGCTCAAGGCCCACAAGGAGACACTGGCCCACAAGGAGCTACAGGGTCTACCGGCGCCACAGGGTCTACCGGCGCTACAGGCTCTACTGGCGCAGCTGGTGCAGACGGCCCCACTTATTCCGTCTCTTGTGTTGACGGAGATAATAGCGATGAAGAAAAAATTAGACTCACTGCCAGCACTGGTGGCACAGATGATGTTGTGCTAGAGGCAGGAACGGGGCTGACAATTGCTAGAAGCAGTGATAAGATTACATTTACTAATGATCGTTATGACATAAGGTTAAAGGGCGATCATTTTCCATGTAGCAACGATAGTGCTGCCTCATCTTTTGGTCATGTTGACATATCCGCAAATTACTGGTACGGAGGTATATTTAGAGTAGAAGGCCAGATGAGTATTTCTCATATTGGGATTCAAACAAAAAATGGCACTAACACAGACCATGATATTGTTTGTGGAATTTACAAGTATGTTTATTCTAGCGACAGTTGGACTAAAGTTGTACAGGTTGGGCCATTTACTACTGGAGTTGATGAAAGACAAGCTATTGCATTGTCTAGCACAGAGACTCTAGCTCAAGGGTTGTACATGTCTGTATTATTAGCTGATGGGGCGCAACAAGATATGGGGGGTAATTATGTAGCAGATACTCAAGCATTAGTTCCTATGGCTACAGCAAATGCACGAGGAGGATTCTATTTGTTCGACAACTCGTATACATACACTGCAACTCTCCCATCAACTGTAGCTAGTGGTGCTCTTTCAGTATGGGAGTATAATGGACACAAACTTCCCTCAGCATTTTTTGTATTAGGATAGATTATGGGTATATACAAGATATATAAAGACAACTGGGAAAATGTTGCTCACTTTGACAATGAAGCAGCAGCGCAAGCTAGGGCTGACAGTTTAGGCTCTGGCTACTTAGTAGAGTTTGTAGGTAATGATGTTGTACCTACTGCTGAGGAAAGATTGTGGATGGATCAGGATTTTTGCAAAGAACTGGTAGATATTTTTTTAAGAGACAATAGAGCAGCAGGAGTTACTGGAGCGCAAGGGGAATCTCTAATGGGGAAGTTTGCAACTGCTTTGAGTCTTGCTCAAGTGGGTTCAGTATCAAGTGTTAACTACCACATAACTAATATGGCTGTGGATTCAATATTCACTCAAGAACGAAAAGACAAGTACCTAACCCTCATACAAAAATATCTAAGCCAGTTTTAACATGAAACTAGAAGTATTAAGAACAAGCTCACAGTCAGATTCTACTAATGGAATTCTGTATAAAGTAAATGCAGATGGAAGCAGAGACTTCTTAGCTTACACGTTAGAAGACGAAGACAGAGACGAGAAGGTAATGCATGAGACTAGAATTCCTGCCGGTACTTATAGAGTTACTTTAAGAACTGAAGGGGGCTTTAATGCTAAGTATGCAAAAAGATTTAAAGATATTCACAAGGGCATGTTATGGGTGCGTGACGTACCTAATTTCCAGTATATACTTATTCACTGCGGTAATACTGACGAGCATACTAGCGGTTGCTTGCTGGTGGGTAAGACTCAAACGAGCAATAAAGACACGAAGGATGGGTTTATAGGAAAGTCTACTCAGGCTTACTTTGATGTGTACCCGCCAATAGCTGAGGCTCTTGAGAATGGAGAAGACGTATCTATTACTTATATAGACTACGCATAATGAAGATACTGTTAACTTTCCTTCTGTCTCTATTAGGATTAATTAGCACAGCTCAGTTTTCCTACGTAGACTTAACCATTGGATTTGATCAGTACCCACAAGAAACAGCTTGGGCTATTACTCAAGGGCCGGATACCATTCTGTCTGATGATGACTACGGTTATACTAACTACGTTAGCACCACTATAACAGAGAGACTTCTAATGGAAGCTTCTCCTTTCCCTTACAAGTTCACAATGACTGATGAGTTTGGGGATGGAATCTGTTGTGAGTATGGTAGTGGATTCTTCTCTGCTGAGAATCAATGTCAAGGAATTTTGTTTGAAGACTATGACTTTGGATCAGAGATGGTTGAGTATGAGTTTAATCTCGCTCCTTGTGACCTGCCTACAGTAGACGTAACCTTTCAGTTAGACTTAAACGATGCTCCTCCAGAAATAATCAATCCTGAAGTAAATGGAATATTCAATGGGTGGTGCGGTAACTGCGCTCCTATGGAAGATCCTGATGGCAATGGAGTGTGGGATATAACAATCCCTTTGTCTGCTGGAACCTATTCATGGAAGTTTTCTGCTAACAACTGGGAATATCAAGAGGCTCCTGACGGAGTTAATGAGTCGGGCTGTTTTATTTTTGATGAGTTTGGTTTTATCAATAGACAGCTAACGGTTGGAGATGAAGACATTGTTTTGCCTCCATTCTGTTGGGAAAGCTGCTTACCATGTGGGGCTGTACCGGGATGTACAGATCCAGAGGCATACAACTGGAACCCGTGGGCAAACTTTGATTTAGGCTTTTGTGACTTGCCTATAGAGATAGAATGCGAGGAAGGTGAGTCTGCAATTATAGTTACAATAGTTCCGGACAGCTACCCTGCTGAAACAGGCTGGGAGTTGTACGATCAAACAAATGCTGAAACTATTTATGAAGTGCTCCCCGGAGAATATAACACTCCCGGCATTCCTGTTCAATCGGCTGTGTGTGCCTCAGTAGGATCAACACTACAGTTTGAGATTACAGATACTTATGGGGATGGATTGAATGCTGCTCAGTTTGGTGGTGTTGATGGAACTGCTGTCGTTGGTTCTTGTGATTCAATCTATTACTTCACTAACCCAATGAATGTTGACTTTGGATATGAAGATGAAATTTTCTTTGAAGTCTTGGCTTGTGCGGGTGATGTTGATATTGAAGGATGTGTTGACTCTGATTACATAGAGTATTCTCCAGATGCTACGATAGATGACGGAAGCTGTTCAACTCTAGTGGTTGAGGGGTGCATGGATGATACGCAGTACAACTATAGTCCAGAGGCGAATGTAGAGGAAATGCTAATTGCTTGTGACTTTACTCTGACAATTACCGATGGTGTAGGTGACGGTTGGTTTGGTAGCTGGCTAGGAGTTTATCAAGAAGGATGGCTATCTCCACAGTATGAGATGAATCCTGATGATGGATTTGAAAAAAGCTACTCTATCCCATTAAATGCTATTGATGAAGCTAAAGTATATTTCTTTGCTAACTCTCAGTCAATAAATACTATCCAGCAGTGTGGCTTTAAGATAACGAATCCTGAAGGTGAGGTTGTTATTGATGTGCCTCAGTTCTTTGTTAATGCCTTCCCTTTTGTATATGAGTTCCAGCCTTACTGTGGTAATACCTGTATACCATTTGCTTACGGATGTATGGATGAGTCTGCATCTAATTATGTGGCTACGGCTAACACAGATGACGGGAGCTGCTACTATGCTCCGGGATGTATGTCAGCAGGGTACTTAGAGTATTACACTCAGGGCTTTGAGGCTGACTATGATGACGGGAGCTGTCAGACCTTAGCGGCGTTTGGATGCACAGATTCCCTAGCCTTTAACTATGACGCTGAGGCAAACGTAGATAATGGGGGCTGTATTGCTGTAGACTTAGGATGTACTAATCCTTTAGCGTATAACTACGATCCATTTGCAAATGTAGATGACGGAGGCTGTATTCCATTTATATATGGATGCACAGACTCTACGATGTTTAACTATGATCCAGAAGCTAATACCGATGACGGAGAGTGTGAGCCTTTTGTGTATGGCTGTATGGATTCAACGATGTTTAACTTTAATCCATTAGCAAATGCTCAAGATAATTGTATTCCTTTCATTTATGGCTGTACTGATTCTAGCATGTTTAACTACGATCCGTCAGCGAATACCGAAGATTTTAGCTGCATCCCCTATATATACGGGTGTACTGATATGGCTGCTCTTAATTACGATTCAATGGCTAATACAGACAATGGTTCGTGCATTGAAGTGGTTGAAGGATGTATGGATCAGTCTGCATGGAACTATGATATTACGGCTAATGTCGATGTTCCTGCTTCTTGCTTATATAGCGCTGATTGTATCACTGGTGCGGGTAATCCTTATTGGCTTAACGACCCCTGCTATGCTTGGGTAATTGAAGTAGATCCTTATTGCTGTGAAACTGATTGGGACAATACATGTGTTACTCTCTATCAGTACTGTGGAGATAACTATGTTGGAATGGAAAATCAATCATACCTGCACTTGAGTATATATCCAAACCCTACAACAGACATACTGAATGTAAAGTCTTCTCTTCCTACAATTTCAAGCATATATGATCTTACCGGTAAACTTATAATAGATCAAAGCCTTTCTGATAGATTGGACATGTCAGCTTATCCTTCCGGGGTTTATACAATACAAGTAAAAGTTGGAGAAAGGATTCACTGTGAAAGAATTATTAAGCAATGAGATATATACTAACTATTATAACTTGTTTACTTTTTGTTACTGCAAGCGGTCAGTCCTTGAAAAAGCTGGTTAAGTTCTCTACCTTCTACATCGGGGCAAGCGGTAACAACTCCTTAGCTCCTAGCAATGTATATGGCGTGTCTAATGGACTGACTACAGATGTTGTAGAAACTCCTTTTGATTACGCTATAACAGCAGGCGTTAGAAAGATAGCTAGGTTTGGTTATGAGAACAGAGCTAATGCTTTTTACGATGGTACTGAGAAGTCTTATTCAGATGCTGCTACTATAGGTAAGATCAAAGGCTTTGAGTTTTTATCTGAGGTGGATTGGAAGAGACAACAGGGCATATCATTTTTTAATCAAGATCACTTTGTTAGATACGTAGCTAAGAACTGGATAGTTAAGGCTGAGTATCTCCAAGATAACTTTGCAGACGTTAAGTACTTTGAGGCTTCACAAAGGTTTAGATTAAACTTAAATAGTAAGCTAAGCTTAAACATAGGAGCTGTTCAGCGTATATCTGAGCCATACGGTTATAATCCTTTGAGTGAGTGGGTGCTGGATAATGGACAGATTCATTATACTGAGCTTGCTTTACAGGAGGGGTATTCTATTGATGTAAACAACTTAGAGTTTTTTTCGCCGGAAGGACAGCTTGTTGCAAACAGTACTGAGGTTTGGGAAGCTGTCGTTGTCCCTCAAATGCTCAGTGATTACGTTAACAGAAAGAGAAGTGAGCTATCTAGTCAATGGGTGCATTCACTTGTAGTTGGTTACGATTTGTACCATTACACAGATGAGTTCTGGCTACACAGCTGGGGTAATGTTCTGCCTTATCATTTAGATTCAAATGGAGAATATTCTTATAGCGGATTCAATGATGACGAGCAATGGATTGATTTTTCAGGAGGTCTTATATTCGGAAGAAGATTTAGTAAGAGTTTAGGCGTTTACCTTGAAGGTAAATACAATAGATATTGGGACAGGCAGTGGTATGATTTTTCAGTTGGTCTTAACTACGTAATACTTTAAGTATGTACGAATACAAGATAACACTAGACAGGGTTGTTGATGGCGATACTATAGACGCTCATATTGATTTAGGTTTTGATATTACAACTAAGAAAAGAATTAGATTTGCTGGTATCAACACACCTGAATGTAGGACTAGGGATATAGAAGAAAAGCAGAAAGGCTTGGCTGCAAAAGAAAGATTAACAGAAATACTAGAGGGCGCTAAAGAAATACATTTAGATTCTCATGGAGTTGGTAAATTTGGTAGAGTATTAGGGCAGCTTCATGTGGATAGCGAGCATTCAATTAGTATGATTGATGTAAACCAATTATTAATAGACGAGGGTCATGCTGTGGAGTATCACGGTGGTAAAAGATAAGCGATGGCAAAAGAGCTGAATGAAGAGACTGGATTTAAGGTAAGTATAAAAACGCTTGCTGGTATTGGCGGGGTTATGGCAACTGTTATTAGTATGTGGTTTGTTCTACAGGCTGATATTGCTGAAGCAAAAGAACTTCCTGTTCCCCCCGATCCAGAAGTAACACGTATGGAGTTTGATATGAAGGATCAACTTATACGTCAAACAATTATGACTACACAAGAAGATGTTGGTGAGATTAAAGAGGACATGAAGAGGATTGAAGAGAAAATAGATAAACTTAAATAATTATGAAAGGTTTGTTGCTTAGTTTGCTTTCTTGCTTTATTTTTTCTGGAGCATTACTTGTATCTATCCCACAAGCTAAACCATTAACATTATCTTCAGACGGTATTGTTGTTGTAGAGTTTAACGCAGCTTTTAATAAACAAAACAGTGTTGACTGGATTGAAAAGCTTAGTGATTGCAAAACTGATAGAGTTGATATTGCCGCCTCCCCACAGCTTCAGGCTGAACATAAGATAGTTGTAGTGCCTACTATCATTGTATTTAATGAAGGAAAAGAAGTAAAAAGATTTCAAGCAAACATTATGATGCAGATTGACGCTAACAGAAATGACGTTCAAGAAGCAGTAGATGAAATTATAATGAGTGATTTCTAGAAATATGAATACTACTACAAACTTCCGCATAGACTTAAGTAAAGTGATTTATATAGCAATAATGTTAATCACGATACTATTAAGTTCATGTAAAAAAGAAACTGTTGCAAGTCAAAAACTATTGCAGCCTTCTTCACTCGACGAGCTTTTAGATAGCGACTTTTATTGTTACAGGGCTCAATATCCGGATAGCAACACTTATCACTTCAATGTACCTACAAACAATGAGTTCCTTGCAGCTTTTAATTCACCTCCATCTGAGTTTGATTTAAATGATGATCAGCATGTTAATACAGAAGATGTGCTATTGAATCTTTCTGGGTTTGGAAATCCTGAGCCAGCATATCCATCTTTTGAAGACTTTACTCCATTCCAAACTTTTGGAGAAGGTAATACGTGGCTTACATATACAGGTGGTAATTCTGATATTAGCTTTGGCTGGATGCATAGAACTCCTTATGATGAAACGAATGAAGCTAATTACTCTGGGTATGAAAACATATATACATGGACTCTAGATGTCGTTAAACAGGATGAAGTAATTTTTTATTATTTTGTAGAAGCATGAAGGCAAAGAGAGATCCTAAGTTAAAAAGAGCTGGAGTTAGCGGTTATAATAAAGCTAAGAGAACTCCAAGCCATCCAAAGAAGTCACACGTTGTTGTGGCTAAGGTTGGTGATAAGACTAAGCTAATTAGATTCGGAGAGCAAGGAGCTAAGACTGCTGGTAAGCCTAAAGCTGGCGAGTCAGAAAGAATGAAAAAGAAACGTGCAAGCTTTAAATCAAGACATCGTAAAAATATTAGGAAAGGAAAAATGTCTGCTGCTTGGTGGGCCAACAAAGTAAAGTGGTAACAATTATGAAATGTAACTGTAAAGTTTGCAACTGTGGAGCGCCATGCGATTGCTCTTGTTGTGATTGTAAATAACGATTAACATGAAAGCAAAAAAGAAAATACCAGCTGACAATAAAGGATTAGCTAAGCTTCCTAAAGATGTACGCAACAAAATGGGGTACATGAAAGAAGGGGGTAAGCTTAAAATTTCTAAGAAGTCTGTTAGCATTGATCCACCTAAAGGCTATCACTGGATGGAAGAGCAGGGGAGATACTACCTAATGGAAGGAGAGTATAAGCCTCATCCGGGAGCTGTAGCAAAGGCTAAGTTTAAACTAGCAAGCCATTCAAAGTAATGAAAGTAAATAAGAAATACTTAGAAGGTAGCAAGAACCCAAAGCGTCGAGAACAGCTCATACGTAAGATAGCTGACATCTACGAAAAGGGTAAACCTTATCCGGCTAACCTTGACGCTCTAATGAAAGAAAGAGACTCGCTAGAAAAAGGCGGTAAGATCCTTAAGTATAAGAAAGGCGGCATGGCTGGATTAAGTGCAGCACAGAAAGAAGTATACAGAAGAGGGCTGGCTGCTTACATGTCTTCAGGCAATAGACCTAAAACATCTCAGCATGCTTGGGCTATGGGGAGAGTGAAGAGCGCCTTCGGAAAGAAAGAGGCCGCTAAGATCAGAGCCAAAAAAGGCAATAAGAAATAAACTTATATTTGCAACAAACATCTAACTAAGAAAACATGGCATTTGCAGACGTACCGAGACTACAAGCCTCGCTTACAATAACAAGCCCGAACTTGACAAACGATTCATTGTCTCTGTCTTCTACCACGCAGTTTAAGAAGGCTGGTACGTCAGTAGCTTTGGATCAGACATCAGGTGTCGGAAGAAAGACAACAACATCAACAGCTCAATACACGTTGTTTGATGGTGCTGATTACTCAGCTAATAAAGCTCACAAAGTTTACATTAGAAACGCAAGTACAACAGATACAGAGTATGTAACTATAGAGATGAACTCTGAAGGTCTTGGCAGACTATATGCTGGAGACTTTATGTTGATGCCTTACGGCGCTACAGCAGACACTAACGATATTAAGGTTACACCTAGTGTTTCTTCTTCATTGACAATAGAGTACGCAATCTTTTCTGAAGCATAATAACTATGGCATATTCACTTGTAAAACTTACACCTACTACGGCTGCTGCTGAAGTTGCTGCTGGTGACGTATTATTTGACTCAACAGAGTTTCAACTTCCGGCTAAGACTTGTAAGCTTGTAAGCGTTACTTTGGTGGATTTTGAAAAGAAGTTAACGGATGACGATTTCGTTTTTATCTTTCATCAAGATAATGCTGGTGGAACTTTTGGAACTTCTGCGGCTGCTGAGAGTTTGTCAGTAGCTAACGCCATCTTAAACGTCCCTATGGGAATAGTTCGTGTGAGTGGTGAAACGTATGGCACGTTTGCTAACTTTGGAATGTTCACGTCTGCTGGATTTGATTCCGTTAGAGGAGGTAGCAACTCTGGCCCAGTTATACTAGAGAGAGATGATAATGACAGAAAGATATATGTCGCTTGTCGTTGTGAAGCTGTCTCTACTGCTGGTACTCTCGCAGGGACAAACGCTGACGGGGGAGATATAGCCGTGTACTTGGGCTTTGAATACTAAAATTAATTCTATAAATATAATTTAAATGGAAAACACTGAAACTCAGGAAGTTACCAATGAGACGGAGCAAAGCACTCCGTCTTGGTCGTTTGTGACAGAGCAAGAGGTTGCGGAAGCTCGTTCAAGCGAGCCAAGTACTGTTGCTCCAGAAGTAACTCCTCAAGAAGAAAACATTACAGAGGCAGCGCCAGAACAGACTCAAAAAGAAGAACCTGTTCAGGATACTCCTCCAGTACAAGAAACTATCAGCAATACTGCTGAAAAAGAAAGTAGGGCTATCAATGACGATGATGTTCTCTCATATCTAAGCGAAAAGCTAGGTCGAGATTTTAATTCGTTTGAAGATATTTCCTCTAATACAAATGCTGAGGCTCAGATCGAAGATGAGAGACTCCAAGCTATTGCACAATTTGTGGAAGAGACTGGAAGAGCTCCTCAAGATTGGTTTGCATATCAACAGTTGGATACGTCCGAAATGGATGACTTCACGGCGGTGTCAGTTAAAATGGCAGCGGATTACCCAAACTTATCGCAAGAAGAACTGAACACCTTAATTGGGAGTAAGTATAAATTGAATTCAGACTTGCACTCAGAGGAAGAAGTAAAGCTATCTCAGCTTCAGCTAAAATTGGATTCAGCGGATGCAAGGAAAGGTATCGAAGAAATTAGAAATCGGTATCGAGCTCCAGAGCCATCCAATGAACCAGACTCGCCAATAGATGATGAATGGATTAGTTCTATGAAATCAAACTTAGACGCTTTAGAAGGGATTGAATTTGATCTTGGGAATGAGCAGTCTTTTACGTTTGGTTTGAACAATGACTATAAGTCTGAGTTGGCTGATAAGAACACTCGCCTTGACGAGTATTTTGATCCTTACGTACAACAGGATGGGTCTTGGGATTACGACAAGCTTAATATGCACAGAGCAGTCGTTGACAATATCGAAACGATTATACAATCAGTCTACCGGCAAGGGCAGTCTGATGGTCAGCGTAACATTGTAGATAGAGCAGCTAACATTGATTCTAAGTCTCCAAATCAAGGAAATGTACAGCCTAACACTAACTCACTCACAGAACAATTAAAAGAAGCTATGGGTGGTGGTAGTAGGATGAAATTTTTATAAACATTTTTAAACTTAGATAAACATGGCTATTACAGCTACACAAAACTCGACAGATTTAGCTACGCTGCTAAAGACGAGTCCGGATGCGTATGTTGCTTTAGGCACATTGCTTTCGTATAACAAGCCTGATAACCGAGATCTTTTGATTGAGACTTACGGTGATCAAGGTATTACAGGTTTTCTTGAACTAACAGGTGCTGTTAAGAATGCAGGAACTGCTGACCACGTACAGTACTGGGAGGAAGGAAGACTTCACAAAACAGTTGCTATCTCAGCAGGTGGTGTTGATGCCGGTGCTACTGGTCACTTCACTGTTGCTGCATATACTACAGGTACAGACCAGCCATGTCGATTGAACGATGTTCTTTTGACTCCGGGTGGACAGAGACTTGTTGTTGTTGCATTAGATGATTCTAACGAAGAGATTGATGTTAAGAGACTTGATGGTGAGAACGTAGTAGCAGAAGATTCAGCTACAACTCTTATTATCATCGGTAACATCTACGCTCAGGGTACTTCTCAGCCAAGCACATTCTACCAGAATGATGTTCAGAAGAGAGAGAATCCTTTCATGATCACTAAGGAGACTTACCAAGTAAACGGATCTCAGGCTACTAACATTGGCTGGATTGACGCTAACGGTAATGGAGACTACAGATGGTATGTTAAAGGTGAGATGGATACTCGTAAGAGATTCTTGAACCAAAGAGAAATGATGATGTTGTTTGCTGACAAAGAGAACACTGACAATGAAGGTGTTGCTTTGGCTTCTGGAACTATCACTGGATCTGAAGGTTACTTTACTGCTGTTGAAGACAGAGGTATCACTACTACTGGTGACTTTGATTCTATGACTGATCTTGATAACATCATTCTTTTACTCGATAAAGAAGGTGCTCCTTCTGAGTATGCAATGTATGTTAACACTCAGACTTCATTGAACATGGATGATATGGTTGCATCTGGAATTGCTACTGCAACTACTGCCGGTCTTGCTGGTCAGTTTGGTGCATTCAACAACTCAGCAGATATGGCTGTTAAGCTTGGATTTAAGTCATTCACTCGTGGTGGTTACACTTTCCACAAGCATGACTGGAAGCTATTGAACGATCCTACTTTGTTAGGTGCATTCTCTACTCCATTATTCAAAGGTGCTATGGTTCCTATGGCTCAGGTTGCTGATGCTAAGACTGGTAAGAAGTCTCCTGCTCTTGAAATGAACTACAAGTCAGCTAACGGGTATTCTCGTGAGATGGAGCACTGGGTAACTGGTGGTGGAGTTCTTGGGTTTAACACTGACGGAGATGATGTGGCTAAGTTCCACTACCGTTCAGAGTGTAACCTAATCACTCGTGCAGCTAACCAACACGTAGTACTTAAGTCGTAATTATTAATTTTTTAAAAAACAGAAACGATGAACGTACCTGCTAATAACAAATATTTTGTATTTATTGATGGAGCCGATGATGCAGCAATGTATCCAATCGAAAGATTGCAGTCTGCAACTTGTGCATCTGATGGAGCTATTCTAATGAAGTTTGCTCCCGGATCACTTGGTGTAGGCCAAGCGGCTAGTATTGATGTAGTTACTGTAACTATTGCAGCTGATGGCGAAAAAGCTTTCTTTGAGGCGCTCGCCAATGAGATCAACTTCGGTAACAGTGCGGCTATTGTAGTTGCTGACGATGTAAACTCTGTTTATCTCGGAACTGCTTCTGCTGTAGCAATTGCTCTAGATGCTTAATATTGATTAACACAGAGGAGGGGCTCCGGCCCCTCTTCTTTTTTTTCTTTTTTAATTTTATTTAATTATGTCTGAAACAACAACACCGACCCCTAAGAAGGGTCGTCCCGCGAAAGCGAAGGAGGCTGCTACTATAACTCCAGTTGCCTCAATAGAAGTCGAAAATAAACCCGTTCCAAAAGCTAAGCCAGCAATCAGGAGGGAGTCTAAGAAAAACACAATCCTAGAGTACAGATTAGTTAAAAAGTCTGGAGCTACGTTCCTTATGACTCAAAAGAATGTTACTGTCGTAGAAGATGGTAGACTTCGTGAGATTAGATACTGTCCTAATGAGCCTACTATCTATCGTGATGAACAAGAGAAAAGTTCAATTAGACAGCCTGTAGTATTCTTGGACGGCGTTATCTATGTTCGCCCAGACCAGCCTAATCTTGCAGAGTATTTAGAAAAGCATCCTGAGAATCGAGCGAATGGAGGAAACAGATTCTACCTTTATGAAGAAGAAAAAGTAAGTGAGGCTAGGTTAGAGGATGAGTTTGAAGTCCATGATGCTATTGGATTGATTAGAACTAAAGACTTAGATGACTTGTTATCTGTTGCTATTTCTTACGGCATCAATATTGACAGACCTGTAAATGAGATTAAGCATGACTTAATGATTACAGCTAAGAAGAGTCCTAAGAACTTTATAGAGGCTTTTGATAATCCGGTTACTGAGATGAAGTCAAAACTGTCTCAAGCAAGGAAGTATCAAGTAATTAAGATTAGAGACAACGGAGTATTCTGGTATGACTCTAACAAGTTAATTATCTCTGTTCCTCAAGGAAAAGATCCGATGGACATTCTTATTAGACACTGTATGACTGAATCTGCTGCGCCTCTTGTAGCAGAAATAGAAAGACAGTTAGGTTAAGATTACCCTTATATATGTCACTGAGAGAGCCGTCTAAATGACGGCTTTTTCTTTTCGTATATTTGTGATATGAAGGCAAGAGTTAGTACAGTGTTTCAAACCCTTAAAGATCTTTTAAATAAGGATCAGAAGGGATTTGTTACCCCAGCTATTTTTAATAGCCTTGCCGGTGTAGCTCAACTCAATCTATATAATAGGCTGTTCGATGATCTTAAAGACGCGCATCGAAATGCCAGAGCTAATTTTAATCCGGGAAGAGACAAGTCGCTATTTAAAAGAATGAGAGAAGACCTTTCGCACTTTGTGAAAAGAGAATCTCTAGTAGTTAACCTCGATGGAGTGTTTGATAAACCAGCAGATCTGTCTAGGATTATATCTATTAGAACAGGTGAGGAGGTTGCTACTAATGGTGAGGTTACTCACGTTCAAGTAGAAATAGTTTACGATGAAGAAAAGATTGACAGAATTCTTAGAAGCAATCTGAGTTCTCCAAGCGAATCCTTCCCAGTATCTTTGGTATCTAAAGACATTGAAGTATTTCCGTCAACTATAAGTGACATTCAGGTTTCCTATTACAAAGTTCCTCAATCTGTATATGCTAAAGATGGAAGTCTTTCTCCTAACTCTCCATCGGTTAGCTTTATCGGTGGTGCTTCAGGAATAGTAGACCCTGAAAACAGCTATAACTTTGAACTGCCTAGACACTATGAGTCAGAGCTAGTAATTGAAATTGGCGAGATGATGGGAGTTAATCTCAGAGATCAGTTTGTGGTTAACTACGCCGCTACTGAGCAAGCGTCAAATAACATTCAACAATCTTTTAGCTAATGGCAAGAAACTACGTACCATTAAGCCAAGTAGTAGATGACTTCATTATCACCCTTGAAAGTGACGATTACGCTAGTACGGCTTCAGACAATACTGTAAGGACTCATGCTCTCAGAGGTATTAGAGAGATGGGTTTTGATTTTCTTAAGGTTATACGATCCTTAAAATTAAGTGTAGACACAACCAATAATACTGTGGCTTTACCAGACGATTATGTGGACTGGAGTAAAGTAGGAGTAGTTGGCAGTGATGGGTTAGTCTATGTACTAGGAGAGAATAAGAACTTAAACTACTCACAGATATACTCTACTGACGCAGCAGGAAATACATCTGACACGGATGGAGATGGACTGCTTGACAGAACAGATTCTAAAAGTGCTACTGATAGTGGTACTCCGTCAGTCGGAAGTGATATTAGCGAAGGAACTGATTCCTACATGTTTAGGAACTATGTCTACGACAACAATCAAGGCAGACTTTATGGAGCCGGCGGTGGACATTACTATGGCCAGTTTAGAGTTAACTTAGATCAGAACAGAATTGAGTTAAAAGGTAACAACTCTATGAGTCAGATTGTAATAGAGTATGTTGCTGATGAGGGTAGAGCTACAAACCCAAGAGTTCATGTTTACGCTGAAGAGGCGTTAAGATCATACATGTACTACAGAATCATTGAAAGAAAGTCTTCTGTTCCTGCCGGAGAAAAAGCAAGAGCAAGGGCTGAGTATTACAATGAGCGCCGTAAGGCAAACGCTAGGATGAAGTCTGTTACTAAAGAGGAAATCCTAAAGACGATTAGAAAGAACTTCAAGCAAGCACCTAAGAGATAATGGGGATAGATAAAATCTTACCGGGGAAGCTCAACACAGACACTGAGGAGAGACTTCTCCAGCAGGGCAATATGAGTGATGCAATGAACATTACCATTTCCGAAGACGGAGAAGGTACTGCTTCTATTGCAAAAAATATTATAGGCACTATTCCGGGAGATGCTTTATCTAATACAGATGAGATCTTAAACAACAGACGTATTGTCGCTATAGGATCTGCTAGTGATTCTCAAAGAGGTTTTATCTATTACATCGTGGCTGACGCAAATTCAGGAGTACCCTTGTCTCAGAGTCAGCATGCTATATATCAGTACAATGTAACCAATGACACTTACAGGCTTGTATTAAAAGACGGTAGGTTTAGATTCAATCCAGATTCTTTTGTAAAGTTAGATGTAGTAAACGCAGACTTTGCTAGAAACGGAGGACTGCAAACGGTTTTGTTTTTTACCGACAACATAAACCCTCCAAGAAAAGTAAATGTAGATAGAGCTATAGCTGGAGACTATTCTGACTTAACCGCCAATGAGTTTGAGTACTCTCTAAACTGTATAAAGGCTCCAAATGTTTACGAGCCAAAAGCGTCATTCACTACAGACAAGACTATTGATACAAACTTGTTTAGAGATGAAGCCTTTCAGTTTGCTACTCAAATAATTTATAAGGATGGAGAGGAGTCTGCTATATCCCCTTACTCTAAGTTAACTATACCTACTCAGCTGACTGCATATAATGTTCAGGAGTCTGGGTATGGGCTGGGGTATAATGTAGATAATGTATGTGTTATAGATCCAAACTTATCTGCTGATGATTTGCTTTCTTCTCCTGACGTTTCTAAATTGCGAATTCTGTTTCGGTCTGGAAATATTGGGGCTTTTAATATTGCAGATGAGGTTCCTTTAAATGTCACTACTTCTAGGTTAATCAACGGATCCTCAGTTACTATATTTAATGGGTCTACTAATTTCAGATTCTACAACGATAGAGTTGTAACCCCTGTTGCTCCATCAGAAGTAAACAAGCTGTTTGATAATGTACCATTTGAAGCAAAGGGTCAGGCTGTTTCAGGAAACAGATTAATGTACTCTAACTATACTGAAGGTAGAGAAAACACAGATATTTCAGCAACCCTGTCAGTTAATTATAGAAGTGCTAATGTAGCTAGAGAAGAACTGGTTGATCAAACTGATAGCGATTTAAACGGCGTTCCTGATGTAATTGAGGCAGGGATCTCTGCTCCATTTGGTGTGACAAACATCTCATTTAATATTCCAGAGATGATGGGTGTTGATGCTGCTGATGCTGAAACAACTATAATACAGGCCGGCACATCGGTTAACTTTTCTTTTTATTGGTCTGCTTTACCCTTAGCCACGTTAATCGGAGATCCAAGTAGTCCTTTAATGGTTATTGACACTATTGATCTTGATGGGTTTAACGATCCTGCTGGGCCGCCTATTGAGATCTCGTCAGTGTCTTTTGCACAGAGCGAAAACAATCCTACTGCGCCTCTTGTTCCAGAAATAGAATCCACAACTATTGATTCAGAATCTACTATTGAAGAGATCCTGCCAAAGTTTGATATTTCATTTACGGTTCCAGAAGACATGCCGTTATATGCTGAAGGTGTCACTAACTTTATAGATACGTTTAGAAACTTTCTTGAGGTCTCAACTTTTGCTCCTAAATACGAATTGCGATTTAACGGAACAGTCGGAGATGAAGAGTTGGTTGATTATCAGTTTTTTCAATTCGCAGGACTTACTCCTGACAAAAAGCACCCAAGATTAGTTATTGGCTTTGATCCTCAGCCGGTTGGAGCCTTTCTAGATTTTACGGCAAACGCTGTCCCTAAAGGAATCTACTTTGAAGATCCTGTGCTTACAGTTAATCCAATGACAGGCGGTGAAGCACTTGGTGGTCTTTCGCTAAAAATTGAAAGTAATCAGGTTTCTGACTTTGAAGTAGATCAGCAGCAACTTACTATTGGTGGTTCTGTTAATGTATTCACAGGACAAGATCCTGTTATTCAGGTGTTCTCTAGCAACTACTTAGTGGACACTAAGCTCAGTATAACTGAAACAAATCAAGTGTCAGGCTTTAAGGCAGGAGCATTACATAATTTTGGAGTTGTTTATTACGACAAGTTTAACAGGTCTGGCTTTGTTAATGAGCTTGGTAATGTCTATGTGGAGTGGTTCAATAAGGACGGAAGTAATTTTAGAGGAAATAAAGCCGATCCAATTAATTACTTGGCTGGCCCAGCTGAAGTAGAAGTCAAGATTAACAGTGCCCCTCCAGAGTGGGCAGAAACGTATCAGATAGTTTATCCGGGGAACTCAAGTGTATCTGACTTTGTTCAGTACACGGTTGGGGGCGCGTTCCCTGCTAGGGTTAAACATGCAACAGATCAAGGTAATTCTCTTGTGCCAAATAGAGATATTGATACAGAATCAAAAAGATTATACATTAGTCTTGAAACTTTAGATCAATACAGATCAGAAAGAAACACGTTTAGAGATTATTCTTTTACTGAAGGAGATAAGCTTCGAGTTATTAGTCTTAAGAATGAGATCGGAGATAGCATAAGCTTAGACACGGATGAGGACGACCTTGAAAGTATTTACAAAGGAGCGTCTGACGGAACTATAATTGAGTTTGACGTGGTAGGTGTAGAGCTATTAGCAAAAGACCTTGACAATCCTATATCTCACAGCCCAACTGGTACTGTGATCAATAATATTACTACAGATACTGAAGACTATTTTACAGGTAAGTTTCTTGTAATAGAGGCTTCTTCTATTGCGTCTGGAGCTGTTGGGGAGGACGGTGAAATACTTAAGTATCCGGGATTTGATTGGAATCATGTGTCAGCCTATTACAGCGGAACAACAGCAACTCAAGATTCAGGTGAAGCAAACTCGCAAGACTTTGAATATTTATCTGCTGGAAACAATGTTCCTACCGCTGTCAACTCATGGAGACAAAGAGGTTTGGTAGAAATATTTACACCAAAGTTAAGTACGGCTAATGAGTTTTACTATGAGATCGGAGAAAAGAAAAATATAGGACGGTTTGGAAAGCCTCAAGATCCTATTAATCATGGCCCTAAATTTACTTTAGATTCTGGAGATATAAACTACAGACCGGTTCCGTGTAAGACTCTGTTCTTTGATGAGGATGCAACCGTATTAGGCAATGTTTTTAAGAGTGACTTTAAAGACTTTGTGTATAGACTAGAGACATTAGAAAGCTTTACTGTTTCAGATAAGCTTGGAGAGAACATGTGGAATCAAGGAAGACCGCATGTCAAATATGATAACGCAGCTACGTTCAGAAGATTTAACGGAGTAACATACAGTGATGCGTATGCAGAAGATGTAGACAGACTCTCCCTTAGTTCTTTTAATGCTACCCTTGCTAACTTCTATTCCTTTGATAGTCAGTATGGTGCGTGTAACTACATATCAAACTACGGCACTGAGCAGAGAGGGTTTGATGAGTTGGTTGGTATTCAAGAGAATAAGTTCTCTAAGACTCCTGTAAATAAAAGTATTCTTCTTGACGGATCAGGAGCTAACAATGTCGCGTTATCTACAAACGTATTAAACAGTACTACTTACTACGCAGGAGATTATGGGTGTGGTAATCATCCGGAGTCTGTCTTGGTTCAAGATAATGATGTTTATTTCTTTGATAGAAGTAGAAAGAAAGTACTTCGGTTCAGCGGCAATCAGTTAAACCCTATATCAGACGCAGGTGTTTCATCTACTGTTAATGACGCAACAGATGCTTTTAACAGGGTTTTTGACAGACAGTCGGGAAGGATTGTTTCTGGCTATGATCCTGATGATAACGTCTATTACATTACTTTCCACTATCCTCAAGCTCTTTCTTATCATAGCGAAGAAATTAACACCCTAGTTCCTTTATACTTAACTACAGATTTCAATCAAGACGGAACAGTTACCGGAGAAGACTCTGTTGCTTTTATGGATGTGTTTAATCAAATAGGCACTGGAGAAATTACAGAAGCTGAGGCAGCCGAAATACTTGACGTTTCTTTTCAGGCTCTTGATCCAGACAACCCTAGCGTCCTTACGTTGTCAAGTGCTGCTACTTTTGACGTAACTAATAATGCCGGAACTGGAAATGATGGACTTGTTACTACTGCGGATCTTCTTGAAGCTATAACTCAACTTGGCGTGCCTTCTCCAGTAAATAGTATAATTGACGGAGTGACTTACATTCAGTACGTAAACATGTATGACGCTGATGGGAATCCTATTCCTGTAATGGCTAATGGTCAGCCTGTATTTATTGATGTTACAACAAATGAAATTGTTTTTGCAGATGGCTCTCCTGTTAATGGAGAAGCTACAGAAGGTGAGGCTGTCATAGGTTCTGAAATAGATATACCATTTAACCCTGAGTACAATAGTTTTATTACTCTTTCTTACAATGCTGAAGGTAATTTTTGGCAGTCTAAGATTTCTTACTATCCAGACATATACGCTAATCAGGATAATAAAATGTACACAGCAAAGTATGTTATTGATTCAGCTACGCCGCCGCCTTCTGTAGAAGGAAATGCTCTTATGTTTCATAGGCATGAAGATTTAAAAACAGAAGGAAATACTATTCTTAACAGATGTACATTCTATAATCAACCTACAAGCGAATCTTTCATTGAGATTGTTTCTAACGCCAATCCTAGTGGTGTAAAAGTTTATGATGCACTGTCTTATGAAGGAGACTCTGCTGCATTCAAAGCGAGTGTAGAAAGCTTCTTAGGTAATAAGAAAGGAATGTCTAATGTTGGTCGGCTTGACTTTGTTAATAAAGAAGGGAGTTACTATTCATCTATTGGAGGAGATGTTAGTGAGAATAGCACAAATCACATAAGACCTGTTGGCTTTGTAGTAGGAGTTGAGGGGCTTCAAATAATAATAAATGATGCTCCGGCAGGTGCTATCGCAGGAGCTGTATTGAAAACGGT